CCGGAGCGCAGAATGCTGGCCGCGTGCCGTTCGTGAATGGCGATTGGGAGTTCAAGCAGACGAACGGAATGACCATGAGCGACGCGGAGTTCATCGAGACCCGCCGCTTCGACAAGCGCGAGATAGCATGTCTCTACGGCATCCCGCCAGTCCTCATTGGTGATGACGGCGCGACCACATGGGGAAGCGGCATCGAGCAAATCTGGCAGGGCTTTCTGACCCTCACCTTCAACCCTCTCCTTGTCCTCTGGGAGGAATCGCTCAACTACACGCTGCTGACCACTGAAGAGCGCAAGGCCGGGTTCTTCTTCAAGTTCAACCGCCGCGCACTACTCTCCGTCAATCTCGATTCGCAGGCCAAGTTCCTCGAAACCATGCGCCGGATCGGGGTCTATAACGTCGATCGCTGCCGCGAATTCCTTGACGAGAACCGCGTGGAAGATCCGGCCATCGGTCAAAGCTACACCCTGCCATTCAACGCCCAAGGCGGCGTGCCAGCCGCGCCCGCGCCAACCACTGATCCAGTCACCGCATGAAGACGAAATTCACCATCGAAGGCGTCCAGACGCGAGCTTTCCATTCCGCTGTCGAACTCCGCGCTGCGGCTGATGGCGCACAAGAGTCGGGCCGCACGGTTTTTGGCTACGCTGCCAAGTTCAACGTTCGGTCGGAGAACCTTGGAAGCACGGACTGGCAGTTCTACGAAACGATCGCCCAGGGCGCATTCGACGGTGTTCTCAACGATGACGTTCGCGCCTTGTTCAACCATGAGGCCGAACTGATCCTTGCTCGCTCAAAGAACGGCATCGGAACCCTCAAGATCGGAGTAGATAGCATCGGGCTCTTCTACGAGTTCGAGGCCCCTGACACGCAGGTCGGAAACGACCTGCTCGTCTCGCTCCGACGCGGCGACATCGACCAGTCCTCTTTCTCGTTCATGGTGGATCGCAATGGGCAATCCATGGTCGAGACCAAAGACGGCGACGGGCCGACCATCGTCAACCGCACGATCACCAAGTTTTCAAGACTCCTCGACGTGTCCCCGGTCACCTACCCGGCATACGAAGACACCGAGGTCGATTGCCGCTCTCTCCGTGAGGCGGTGGAGAAGAATTTGCCGAAGCAAGAGCCCGAGGTTCGGGCCGATGACAAAGGCGAAAACCACGGACTGAGCCACCGGAGGCGGTATCTGTCCATCCTCGAAGGGAAGCCCTCCATCTAACCAACGCACATGAAACTGAAGCAACTGCAAGAAAAGCGCGGCTCCCTTCTCAAGGAGATTCGCGACATCCTCAACGCCGATGGGGTCGAATCCCGTGGGCTTTCCGCCGACGAACAGGCCAAGGTCGCAAACCTTGAAACTGAGGTCGCCAACGTCCAAGCAGCGATCGACGCGGAAGTCCGCCAGATCAGCCGAGAATCCATCCGTCCAATCCAGCTTTCCGAAGGCGAACAGCGCGACCAGCAGCGGTTCGACTTTGCCAAGCTATTGGGCCACCTGCACCGCTCCGCGAAGGGCTCGAATGTTGGTGTTCTCGACGGCATCGAAGCCGAAATGATCCAGGAAGGCGAACGCGAAGCCCGTTCCGCTGGCATCGAATCCAGCGGAATTCTCCTGCCTCGCGTCCTTGTCCGTCGTGAAAACCGCGACATGACCGCGACCGGAACGACCTCCACCACGGGCGACCAAGGCGGAATGACCATCGCGACTCAGAAGGCCGGACTTCTCGACGATTTCTTCAACGCCTCCGTGATTCGCGGGCTTGGATCGACCGTCCTTGAAGGTCTTCAAGGCAACCTCGACATTCCGCGCATCATCGCCGGAACCGCAGGAGCCAAGAAGGCGGAAAACGCCGCTTCCGACGAAGTGACCCCGACCACCGCAATGCTTTCGCTTTCTCCGAAGCGTCTGCCTGCTTACATCGACATTTCCGAGCAACTGCTTCGCCAGTCCTCAAGCGCAATCGAATCCATCCTTCGCGGTCACCTGACCACGCAGATGGGCGCGGTTCGTGAAGCTGCATTCTCCCAGGGCGGCGGCACCAACGGGCCGACAGGCATCGCCGGAACCGCCGGTATCGGATCGGTTGCAGGCGGCACCAACGGCGCGGCTCCGGTCTGGACTCACTTGACGCAGCTTGAAGAAAAGGTGGACGCGCAGAACGCCCTCCTTGGCTCTCTGGCCTACGCGACCAATGGTCAGATCCGCCGCAAGCTCAAAGAAACCCCTCGCCAGTCTTCTGGCGTCGAGGGCAACTTCCTCTTGGGTCTCGACGGCATGGCCAACGGCTACAAGATCGGGTTCACCAACGCGATCAGCCGCACCCTCACGAAGGGTTCCAGCTCCGTGGCGTCCGCGATCTTCTTCGGAAACTTCGCTGACTTTTACGAAGCCTATTGGGGTGGCGTCTCGCTGGAAATGGTCCGTGACAAGACCAACGCCATCAGCGGTCTCTACACCCTCGTCGCCTCGTGCTACTACGACGGTGGCGTGGTTCGTCCGAAGAGCTTCTCCGCGATGCTCGACGCCCTGGGCGCGTAAGCCCTCACGGCAGGCGGGTCGCCTCAAAACGGCCCGCCTGCTATCCCTTTCCTCTCATGAAAATCACCGCGCTACGCCGCATCATCAGCTCCGGCTACGACATCGCGAAAGGCTCGACCGCTGAAGTCTCCGATTCGATCGGCAAGCAGCTTGTCGCCTTTGGATATGCGACAGAGGCCAGCGAGCACGCAGAAGCGCCAGCAACCAAGAAGCCCGCCAAGTGAGCGACCCATTCCAAAGCCTCGGATTGACCGCGCCATGGGCGACCGTGAGTAATTCACGACCGTCCTACTCCGTCGTCAATCCTCCGGCGATGGAACCGGTCACCCGCGACGAGGCCGCGACCCACGTCCGCATTGATTCGCCGGAAGACCTCGAATATCTAGCCGCGCTCGTCTCAGTGGCACGCGAATACATCGAGGGCATCACAGGGCGGGTCGCGGTCCTCTCTGACTTACTGGTTGTCGCTCCGTCTTGGCGGTCGCTCCTCGGGCGCTTTGCGGACCAAATCCGGATCGAGCGCGCCCCATTGGTTTCCGTCACCTCGGTCAAATACTACGCGCCTGATGCCAGCTCGTTGACGACGATGGCCACAGGCGATTACCGCGTTGTCACCACCACGGAGCCGGGGATCGTCCAACTCATTGGCGACATGCCTTCCGTGGACGACCGACCCGACGCAATCCAGATCACATTCAAGGCCGGAAGCGCCAAGCCCTGCGATTCATCGCCCATGCTTCGACATGCAATCAAGATGGTCACCGCTCACCTCTACGAGCAGCGCGTCCCCATCGCCTTCGGGCAAGCCTACGAGCTGCCCCACACTCTCAACGCCATCCTCGCCAACCTCCGAATTTCAGGATTCACCGCATGAACCCCGGAAAGCTCAACCGCCGCTTGACCATTCAGCACCGCACAACGTCCAAGGACGCTGTCGGCGGCAAGGTGGACACTTGGGCCACGTTCCGCACGGTATCGGCTGAGATGGTCACGCAGCGCGGCGGAACGTCCATCGTGACAAGTGCCGACAGGGTCACGCACAACACGCAATGGAGAATCCGCCACATCGAAGGATTCAACGAGCAGGATTTCCGCCTCGTCTACCAGGGGAGATACTATGACATCAACCTGATCGAACCCATCGGCATCAAAACCGAGATGCTGCTTTCGACCACCCAAACCCAAGCCATTCCAGTCTGATGGCCAACCAAACGATCCAGATCCACGGGCTGAGGGACATGCTCAAGCGCATCGACTCGCTGCCAGAGATTTACAAGAAGTCCGGCGAAAAAGCCGCACTTCGGGCTGGCGGCGTGCCAATTCGGAAAGCTGCGAAGCAGTTTGCGAAATCATCGAAGGACTCAGGGCTTCTCATCAAGTCCATTGGACTGAATGTGAAGACAGTCAAAGGCGTCACGTCGGTTCGTGTCGGCGCGCGCAAGGGCTTTGGGCAAACGGTCCAGCGCAAGGACAAGCGCACCGGAAAAATGGTCGAGGTTATGGCCAATCCTGCGAACTACGCGCATCTGGTCGAATACGGAACAAGCCACTCAACCGCAAAACCATTCATCCGCCCTGCCGTCGATCAGTCGAAAGGCGAAGTTCTTTCCGCAATGGCTGCAGGACTAGAAAAGCACCTCATCCGCAAGATGAAAAAATGAACTACGAAGCGGACATTTACAGCGCGATGATCGCAGACGAGGGGATTTCCGATCTCGTTGACGACCGCGTGTATTGGGATTGCGCCGACGGTGATGCGGCCCCTCCCTACATCGTTCTGCAAACTGTTAGCAACGCCGGGGAGACAGCTCAGGACGGAAGCCGAGACAATCAATTTCCGCTTGTCCAGTTCACCGCCTGGGCGGGAACGAAGGCCGAGACCATCTATATCAGGAACGCCATCCGTTCCGCCGTTGAAGGAGTGGAGCTTGCCGGAACTTCCCAGACCTCGCTTGGCTACTCAAACGACCTTTCGACCTACGACCAGCAAACCAAGCTCTTCGGGCACATCATCGACTATCGAGTCTCCACCAATACCAACTGACCGCACATTATGAAATCATTCGGAATCACCGTCACTGTTGGCGGAACCGCTATCGGAAAGCTCACGGATTCGCCCATCTCCGGGCGTGACGTGAACATCATCGACATCACCACCCGCAGTTCGTCCGGAAACGCCAAGGAATTTGTCGGCGGCCTGATCGACAACGGGACAATGGACCTGACTGGAAACTACGATATTGGCGACGCTGGACAGGCCGCGCTCCTTGGATGGGAGAGTCAAACTAAGTCAGTCGTCGTCACTTTCTCAGACGGCACGACTGCCAGCTTTAGCGCTGTCGTTGGAGCAATGAACCAGTCCGCACCGCTTGACGATAAAGTCGAGTTCAGTTGCTCACTCAAGATCACAGGCCCCGTTACCTACGCCGACTAATGCCCTACCCGATCACCATTGGAGGCCAGAAAACGGAAATTGCTTGGACGCAGGACGCTGCCAAGCGATACGCCTTCCGAGCTTCAAAGCTCGGGCTCGATCCGTTCCGGCTGATGAGCACGCCAGCCAAGCGGGAATTCGCGCTCATCTGCATCCTTTGGCTTGTCCTTCCTCAGTCGGTCCATCTCCAGTTTGCAACGTCGGAGGATCTTCACGTCGCGATCAATCACGACGACGACACCGAAAAGCAAGGCATTACCACCGCGCTTTCCGGCATCATCGGCGACATGTTCCCAGACGCTGAAAAAAAAAGCAGTGGGACGAAGAAGCATTCGCGCAAATCGAGCTAGGAATCCCCGAAGACCAATGGAACCGACTGCATCCAATCCAAGCTCAAGCCCTGATCGAAGCATGGGAATCGAAGGAAACTCGCGCCGAAATCCGGCTCGCGTGCTTACAGCTTACGATTGCGCAGTCGAACGGGCTGAAAAAGCGGAATGGCGGCGTTTTGAGCGTGGACGACTTCCTACCCGACTACGTGAAGCGGAAGCGCAAGCGATCGAATCCGGAGAAGAGTGAGGCACAAATCAAGGCTGCGCTGATGGCGCTCGCCGCACGATCCAAGCAACAACATGGCAAGTAAATCCATCGGCTCTCTCTACGCGGAACTCACCTTGCGCGATGGCAAGTTCACGTCTCGACTCAAAGCCGCCCGAAAGGGGTTGAATGACTTTGGGAAGTCCACGATGAAATATGCCGGCGTGGCGCTTGGCGCGGCTGCTACCGGAATCGGGGCAGGACTCGCTGCCGGAACGCTTCGGACTCTTGACCAGGTGGACGCGCTCAACGACCTGTCGAACCAGACCGGACTTGCGATTGACGACGTGACGACTTTGAGCCGCGCCTACAAGGACGGGGGGCGTGATGCCGAGATGCTCGGGAAGGACATCGGCAAGATGCAGAAGGCGCTTGTAGAGGCTTCGAGCGGCGGGAATGACCCATTTGCCGCGATTGGTCTTTCGGCGTCGGAGCTGATGCAGATGAATCCAGCGCAGCAGTTCCAACAAATTGGCGATGCGATCATGCGGATTCAGAATCCTGCCGAGCGCACGGCAAAGGCGATGGAGATTTTCGGCAAGGGCGGGATGGGGCTGACGACCGTTTTCCCCGGCATGCAAGACGCGGTGAAGGCTATGGGCAGAATGCCGCAACTGGCGAAGGAATTCGGCGCAGCCATGGGAGAGGCGAACGACTTGATCGGGCATCTTCCGATCAAGTCCGATCAGTTTTTTATGGGGTTCACCTCCGGGATCATCGGAACGCTTCTCCCAAATCTTCGGAAGATTGACGACTTCGATTTCACGCAGATCGGGCAGAATCTTGGGCAATCACTCGCTGCCGGATTCGAGATGATCAAGGACGGCACGCTCTGGGAAATCTTCCAGCTTGAAGGGCAAAAGGCCATCGCCGCAATCAACTCAAGTCCGGCGCTCAACTCGTTCTACGCTGGCCTGCTTTCCATCTGGGACGGCATCACAGACGGGTCAAATTTCGATTGGGACAAGTCGTTCGCCAAATACTCAGAGGCTGGCATCATGGCCAACACAGATGTCATTGACGACCTCCAAACCCGGATCGACGAACTCGTTGCGGCAGGAAAAAACAAGGTCGCAGGATCGAATGCGGCAGTTGCGAATCAGGCTGGAAATCCAATCGCGAGCCCGCTCGTTGACATTTTCCAGCCGCAAGGATCTTCCGCATCGGCCATGACAGGACCGGACCGGGTTCAATTCCAATCCCCCTTCACCGACTACCAACGGCGCGGACTCGGGAGCGGCATCGCTCCGGTCAACGAGGGTAAAGTCCAAAAGCAGATTGACCTACTTCAAGGGATCAAGGACATCTTGAAACAAGCAGCCATTGACGGCTCGGTTCTGAAATTCTGACATGTCAGACGAATCCATTCATGCCTACATCCGCCCCGGCTTCCCTCAAGAAGGGCAGACGGACAAGAGCTTCACGACGACGATCGAGTATGTCGGACTTGCTTCTGTTCTCAAGGTCGCGAGGCCTGATAAGTGGGACGTGTGGGGAGACTATCCCGGCACCGTCTCGTCAACCGGATGGCAACCATTCGAGACGACCGCCTCTGATCCTAACGGAATCCTCACCGTCGTTGTCGAAAAGGCAGAGAACGGAACCGACTATGGATTCGAAACAGGCACGCGAACGAACATTGACTATGAGATTGATTGGGTAGACGTGCAAACTCCTCTGATCCAGCATCCCGCATTTGCATCAGGTGGGTCATCGGAATTGACTCCGAAAGACATTGCCGAAATTGAACTTTGGAAGACGACCGAGAATCCGACCAAAAAGTCGGAATTCAAGTATGCGGCGGACCTTTCCGCATCGGGCGAAATCACCTACACGGAGCTTTCGACAAACGCCAAGCTCTATGCGCAAGGGGTAATTCTTGGAATCGAGTATTTCAACCGCAAAGCCCCAGTCGCGAGGAAGACGGAAACGTGGGTGAATGGACCGCCTGATGCCTGCGAGGCTGGACTCAAAGAGACGCCAGCATCATTCCCGAACCTCCCGACCGGCTATGAGTGGATTCGCGAGGCTGACCGCTCCATCAAGCAGGGAAGCGCCCGGAAATGGAACCGCGACATCGAATGGATCGGAGACAAGCAGGTGCTCGTTGACGCCGCCCAAATCTTTTACACCGTGCCATGAAATTCCCGAACTTTCCACGCAAGGGCGATTCCGTCGAAAAGACGGTTTCGGACATCCTCCGATACCTCCGGTCGATCACGATTCGATCGGTGGACGGTGGGGCGGTTTCAGTGCTTCCAGGCGGCACTGACATCAAGATCGACACGCCGCCAAATTCGGCCAAGGGATTCGACGCCAAGCCAAACCTCTGGGTTTCGCAGCCGTTCAACACCGGGACCGACGAAAGCCCGAACTGGAAAGTCATTGTGACGGATGGCTACCTCAAGTGGCAGCATCTCCTTGACGGTCCGGTTGCATGGGACACGCCGACAATCAACGACGTTTCGATCGAGGCAAGACCGCGCGAGCAACTTGCCATCAGCGGGGCGGGCTGGATCTACCTGCATTTCACCACCACCAACCGAGGCGTGCCGAACTTGACGCCGACAATCGACTTCTACACATCAGAGCAAACGAGCACGCACCACGTCCCGGAATCGACCGCAAACACGGACGCGGCAGCAGGGGACTACTACTTTCCGCTGGCGACTATTGAGGCAACCCCTGACACGTCTCCGACGCAATACCGCATCAAGCGTCGATTCACCGGCGACGTGTTCATCCCTAACCAGCTCGACCGACTCAAGAACGTAGGTGACAAAATTCCGCTCTATTGGGGGTTCGACGTTACTGAATCGTTTCACAAGATCCGCTCGCTGCAAAATGCAGCCGACACTGGAGGAGTTGAAACCCTACTCAAGGAACTTGGGGCCGTTACTGACGAGACGGTAAAGCTCAAGGGCATCAAGGCGGGCGAACGCATCACACTGAGCGCATCAGATACCGCCATCGAGATCACCGCCGACGACCAGAGCTACACTCCGCCAGCAAGCTCTCTTCGCCTTCAAGTTTTCGGCGCAGTCCTCACGATCGACTTCACCGGAACGACTGCCGATTTCGAGCTAGGGGAAGACCCCGACCGATACTATTACCGAGATGGAGTTTGGAGCACAGTAAATGACGGCCTTGGATATGACCACACCGTCAACGTAATTGGCTCAATCGGTCTAGTCGTGACGTAAACCTCCAATTTTTCCGTTTTCACTCAACCTCAAAACCGATACACTAATCCCATGAATTGCGAGTGGACACCCGAGCAATGCGACATCTTCCCGACGATCACGCACGGGGACACGACGCCCGAGGCGTTGCGCATTACGATTACCGAGGATCACGGCACGCTTCAATCCGTCGAGGCCATCTTCAAGGAGACTCGGGAATCGGCTTCAAGCTCGCTTGAACTCAAAAGCGCGGACGAGGAAATCACGATCACGACCACCACGGAAGGCGCATGGGATTTCCTGATTGAGAAATTTGAGGCTACTCCCGCCGCTGGCGACTACGTGTTTGCGATTCGGACCACAAACACTGCAGGAGAAGACCGCACTTGGATCGAAGGAAACTGGACCGTCACCCCAAAAATCTAATGGCAATCACGATTTACAGAGACGGCGTTCCGGTCGTCATTTCTCCGACCGTCACCGCGCAGAACATTGCGATCACGGTTGCCAGAGAGGGCGCACGGGGCCCACAAGGCAACCAGGGCGAGCAAGGCTCACCCGGTCCAAACACGATTACAGCCAACACACAGACGGCGTTCAACGGCGTCCTAGCTGGAAACGGCACGAGCGTCATTTCGATTGCTTACACGTCATCAGCGACTCCTAGCACGCTTGTCCTGCGAAATGCCGATGGAGACATCCAATCAACTTCGGTGACATTTTTGAATGACACCACAGGATTCGGCGGGCAAGTTGCCAATCAAGTCGGACTAACTGCCAACCGAACTTATTACGTTCCAGACGGAACTGGGACATTTGCCATTACGTCAAATGCTGATGGAAGTATTGGGGCATCGGATGTTTCAGGGCTTGGCTCATTGGCTACGCAAAGCGGATTCATCGGTGGCTATTTCTTTCTAAGCGGCGATTTTTCGACGAATGGAGTCGTGACACTTGGTGGTGATCTTTCAACCATTGGAGCGGTATCGTTTACCGGCACGGATGAAGCTATAATGGCATTGCCATCTAGTGGGGAAGTCAAGACATACACTTTCCCTTCGACTTCCGCGACTTTGGCTTCTACTTCCGGAAATGTTGCAACTGCTACCGCACTACAGACAGCCAGAACCATCTTCAACATTTCCTTCGACGGCACCGTCAACGTCACTGGCGATGCGACCAATGCCGGCCACTTCGCAAGCATTCCAACCGGAGGCCAAGCGGGCCATTTCATAACGCTCAACGGCACGAATCCGACCGTCATCGCGGGACGTTCCGCATGGTGGAGCGATTCGA